CTTAATCGCAACTTCCCTAGCTCTTTAACTGCACAACTTTATGGCCCTGGTGTAGCCACTGCTATCAAAATGATAACTTCAGATATCGATAAATCAACAAAAGGTGTCGGATTTGACATAAAGGTTCTCAAGGCTAACACTTCCGTTGAAGAAGCCATTAACCACACGCAAGAAAAGCAGTTTGACGCCACCTGGTCCCTTCCTATAAATCTTTTAGATCAGCTTAATCAGGCAGGGATGATTCGTAATGGACTCAATGGCGAGCAGTTAGGAAATACCGTAGCAGTTCAGGGCAATATGCGGATTTTTGACATATCGATGCTTCAAAAAAGCATACCTTTTATGATCAAACTTTATGGTAATCAGCAACAAAAATCGCCACAAAAAAATCAAAAAAAATCAAACGACCCTGACAATATCGAGGTTGCACCCGGCATTACACTTGGAATGGTTAGCGAGCTATTGAATATTGTGCCAAATACACTTCAAGTTGATTTTATTGATAAAAACGGCAATACCATTTGGATGACAATAAACAGAGAATATCTAACAATCAATCCTGATGATATGTTCTTAAAGTATGGAGGGAGAATTCCTGGAGATTGGTTTGTTGTAGGCTTGATTGATGCGTTGCCTGAAGTGCACCAGAACAATCACCCTTTGCATTTTCCTGTTCATCCAGTAAAAGACGGAATAGCACAGATGCTTAATGCAATTAAGGCATTAGCAGGTCGCGGCGAAGACTCATATGGAATAACTCCACTGGTTATTTTCAGAAAAATGAACTAACCCCGAAATTTCAGATCCCGGCCACCGCGCCGGGTTTTTTATTACCCCTACTCTTCCCTCTGCATCAGCACGTCCAGTGCCAGCTCTTCTGCCAAACAACCATCACTAAAAACAAAACGTAAAATAAATATACTTTAAGTTCATTGACTTACATTGAAATAAACTATTGCCAAATTAAAAATGTACTTTTGGTACTTTACTTTGATGAACCATTAGTACATTATCATCTCATCCAAACAACAACGTTGGCGCCGGTAATAGGTAACAACGCTCCGTTAGCCGCGATAAGGCAAAGGTGAAGAGATGATCCGCGAACAAGACAAACGCGCATGGCGTAATTTTTGGTTAAAGGTCGTTCCGTTTTTGGTTGCAGTCCTTTTTTTTAGCTTCGCATGCTGGGGTGGAAAATGAGCAAACAAGGCATTCGTTCACTGATTTACTGCCTGCTGATCTGCGGCGTTATCTGGTCGGCTGTGGTCATCAAAATTCTGCACGCTACGGGGGTGTTCAATGGCTAACTCAATTCCTAACAGCGGACGCGCCGTGATGATGCGCAACGCTAAAACTGGCGCCACCTGGAAGGTTTCGCGTGACTACCTGAAAGAAACCTTCTGGTTCGAGCCACAGGGCAACCTGCGCCACATTCGCAAGGCATTTGAGGCACCCGACCTGCTGCCGAACCTGGTTCCAGCCGGGACGCATTAACCGCGCATATCAGCGCACGAATTTAACTGAGCTATCAGGCAGCCATTACGGTGCCGGGATTCTTACAACCAAATTTCAGGGGAAACCATGAGCGAAATAATGGATTTAACCGTCATCGAAATAAAACCAGAACAGGCGCCTGCCCTGTACCGGGCTGGCGGTCTTGACGCTTACCTGGAGCAGATTCGCCAGGCCGTGAACGAGGTTCCGGACCTGACCACCAAGAAAGGTCGTGACCGTGTCGCTTCTCTCGCGGCGCAGGTATCACGCAGCAAGACGGCAATCGAGAAGCCGGGGCGCGAGTACCTGAAGCGCCTTAAAGAGGCTGTGCGCCCTGCTGAGGCGGAAATTAAGCGGTTCGTTGACGCATGTGACGAGCTGCGCGATGCGACACGTAAGCCGTTGACCGAATGGGAAGCCGAGCAGGAGCGCATTAAGGCCGAAGAAGCCATGAACGCCCTTCACGTCGAAGCACTGGCCATGAATGAAGACTTCGATCGGCAGCTGGCTGCTCGGATTGAGTCTGACCACGAAATGGCCCTGTTGATGAATGACGCTTTCGACCGTGAGCAGGCCGAGAAAAAAGCAGAAGCCGAACGCTGGCGCATTTTCCGGGAAGAAGAGATGGTTCGTCGGGCGGAAGAGAAAGCCAGGCGCGAAGCAGCAGAAAAGGCACAACGTGAAATTGACGCCGCAGCCGCCAGAGAGCGCGAAGCGATTTTGGCCAAAGAGCGAGCAGAACGTGAACAGCGAGAGGCAGCTGAGCGTGCGGAGCGCGAAAAGCAGGCTGCTGTTGAAGCAGAACGCCGCAAAGCACAGGAAGAAGCCGATCGCATCCGTCGCGAGGCAGAGCAACGCGAACAGGCCCGCCTGGCTGAGGAGAAGCGTAAAGCCGATGAGCAGGCGCGCCGCGAAGCCGACGTTAAGCACCGCAAGGCTGTGGGTGCCGAGGTTGTTAAGGCTCTGATGGCCAATACCAGCCTTACCCGGGATCAGGCTATCGAGGTGCTTACAGCGGTTAAAGACGGCCGCATTCCTCATACCGGTATCAGTTACTGAGGTGCTTATGAACGCATACCGCGCATATGACGTGATCGAAGAGCGTAAGTGGGCTGAACAAACGCTGTCCGAAGAGAAGGAAAAGTGGATTGACGATCGGGCGCAGGAAATTATCGACGCCCTGCCGAAAGAGCCGTCAGGCCTGTTCCGCTTCTCTGTACCGATGGACAAAAGCCCATACGAAGGCCTCCGCAGCGATGCAGCTGGCGAGGCATATAACGATCTCATCTCGGCAGTAGCTTACGCCCAGGCGGAATACGACTGGGATCATCGCACAGGCTGCCCGTTTTAACTTTGGGGAATAACAATGGCTAACGAACTTGTGATTACAGCCGGCTCTCTTGCTGAGAGAGGCATTGACGGCGCCACCTGGAGCGCCCTCAAAAACAGTATTTACCCTGGTGCCAAAGACGAATCAGTAATGATGGCGCTGGACTACTGCCGGGCCAGAAACCTCGATCCGCTTCTGAAGCCCGTTCATCTGGTGCCGATGAGCGTTAAGGACTCGAAGTCGGGGAAAAGCGAGTGGCGCGATGTGGTTATGCCTGGCATCGGGCTTTATCGGATTCAGGCCGATCGCTCCGGTGATTACGCTGGCGCAAAAGAACCAGAGTTCGGCCCGGACATCACTCTGACGCTTACCGGTGTTGAGGTGACAGTCCCTCAATGGTGCAAGTACACGGTCAGCAAGCGCATGCCAAGCGGGGAAATCGTCGAATTCAGCGCGAAAGAATACTGGGTTGAAAACTACGCCACCGCCGGCCGCGACACTACTGCGCCAAACGCAATGTGGAAAAAGCGCCCTTATGGCCAGCTGGCGAAGTGTGCCGAGGCTCAGGCTCTGCGTAAGGCGTGGCCTGAAATTGGCCAGCAGCCCACTGCCGAAGAGATGGAAGGTAAAACACTGGAAGTTGATGCGCGTGACGTAACGCCGCGAACCACGACAGAGGCGCCACCCCTGGTTGCCAGTGAGGCAACGTTGCAGGCAATTACCGACCTCCTGACGTCCCTGAATAAGGACTGGGATCAGGACTTCCTGCCTCTGTGCAGCAATATCTTCAAGCGTGACATTTTCCAGGCATCACAGCTCACCGAAGAAGAAGCGCAGAAAGGCTTTAGCTTCCTCCAGAAAAAAGCACAGGTGGCAGCATGACACCAGACATTATCCTTGCACGCACTGGCATTGACGTTACCCGCGTTGAACAGGGTGATGAAGCCTGGCACCGCTTGCGCCTTGGCGTCATAACCGCCTCGGAAGTCCATAACGTCATTTCGAAGCCGAGATCAGGCACCAAGTGGACTGACATGAAAATGTCTTATTTCCACACGCTGCTCGCAGAGGTATGCACCGGCGCGGCGCCGGAAGTTAACGCCAAGGCGCTGGCCTGGGGAAAACAGTATGAGGCCGACGCTCGAACCCTGTTTGAGTTCACCACCGACGTGAAGGTAACGGAGTCACCGATCCTTTTCCGTGACGAAGGTATGCGTACCGCCTGCTCACCAGACGGCCTGTGCAGTGATGGCCGCGGCCTTGAGCTGAAGTGCCCTTTCACCTCTCGCGACTTCATGAAATTCCGGCTTGGCGGTTTCGAGGCTATCAAATCCGCCTATATGGCCCAGGTGCAATTCAGCATGTGGGTAACCGGGAAGGACGCCTGGTACTTCGCGAATTATGACCCTCGCATGAAGCGAGAAGGCATTCACCACGTGGTTGTTGATCGCGACGACAAATACATGTCCGACTTCAACGAAATGGTGCCGGAGTTCATCAGCAAGATGGACGAATCGCTGGCGGAGATCGGCTTCACCTTCGGGGAACAGTGGAAATGAAAACTAACCACGACGGAATAACCGTTGGAAGTATCACTCTTCCCTATTCCATCAATCGCCGGGGATGGATCGCCCCAAGCGGCGACGTTATCAAAAACCCATTAAAGGCTCAGCGGCTGGCTGAGCTGATGAACAGTAAGAAGGTGGTGGCATGAGTAACGAAGCGATGAAAATGGCATTAGCAAAACAGTTAACTATTGCCCTGCAAAACCTCGGGGCGCCTGTTGAATTGCTCTGCATTGTTGGTAGTTACGGGGATACCCAGACTGACGCTGACACTCTTGAAATGCTCGAACAATACAACGATCGCGGAACCTGCATGGATGTGATTATCGCTCCTGAATTCACATGGAAACCAAATTCTGGCGGTGAAGCATGAGCAGAAAATACTCTCTGATTTACGCCGATCCGCCCTGGCTTTTCCGCGATAAGGCAGCCGACGGCAAGCGCGGCGCCGGGTTTAAGTACCCGGTTATGAACGTGCTGGATATCTGTCGTCTGCCTGTGTGGGAACTTGCCGCCGATAGCTGCCTGCTGGCTATGTGGTGGGTGCCGACTCAGCCGGTTGAAGCGTTGAAAGTCATGGAGGCCTGGGGCTTCCGCCTGATGACCATGAAGGGATTCACCTGGCACAAGACGAGCAAGAACAAAGGCAACAGCGCCATCGGTATGGGCCACATGACCCGTGCGAACAGCGAAGACTGTCTGTTTGCGGTGAAAGGGAAGCTCCCTAAGCGAATCGATAAGTCGATCTGCCAACACGTCACGGCGCCACGCCTGGAGAACTCGCGCAAGCCGGACGTTATCCGAGAGAAACTGGTGCAGCTGCTGGGCGATGTACCGCGTATTGAGTTATTCGCTCGCCAGTCGTCTCACGGTTTCGATGTGTGGGGGAATCAGTGCACGGCACCGGCGGTTGAGTTGCTGCCAGGCTGCGCCATCGATGTTGTGAAGACGGAGGCAGCATGACGCCAGAAATAGAAAACGTTATGCGCAATCAGGGGCGCCAATGCGTTGATGAAATCCGCCGCGCCCTGAAGGCCAAGCCAAAACCGAAATGGAATGAGGTGGTACCTCCGATCCTCAAAAAGCACCACGAAAAAATTAAGCCAATGGGCATCAGCCTTACGGCATTCGTCAGCAGCATTGGCCGCATGAATGGCCGGTATGGAGTGGAGTCATGAGCAAATACGTAAATCTTGATATCGCGATAATGAGCAAGCTTAGCGAGACGCCTTCTCCGTTTAGCCGCCTGTTCTCTGGTGACGTAGGGGCTGAGTGCGTCGATATAGCGAAGGATGAAGGAAATAAAAAAGAGCCGTTCCGCATCCTAGACCGACGATTACAGGCCTTGCGTAAATTGGGGGTGATTGCCCATGTGAAAGGTAAAGGATGGGTGAAGTTATGAGCGCAGAACTCATCGATCAGGCCAACGAGTTAGCGGAACTCCAGCGGGAAGCCGCCATTGCGAAATGTCGCATCAACCATGCGGCTGTTTCAGCTACTCACTGCCGCGACTGCGGGGAAGAGATACCCGAGCGGCGCCGGGAACTTGTGGCGGGCTGTCAGCGCTGCGCTGATTGCCAAGAAGACGAGGAATTGCGCGGTAAGCATCGGAGGCCGTGATGTTCAAGTTAATTCAGAGAGGCCAGGTCTTTGCTGATTGCCACGGATGGCCGGTAATTGTCGCCGGCAGTGACGCTAAGCTGGTTCGCTACTGGCGCCAGGGACGGATCAACACAGCAAGCATAGACCGCTTTAATAATGATTTCGAGCCGCTCTCTCACGAAGAGGCCCAGCAGATAAAGGCAGATCTTGAGCAGAGCGAACACATTAAGAAACTGCGCTCACAGCGGGCGGCATAACCGGGAGGAAATATGGCGTCTGATAGACCGATTACAGCACAGCAGGCCGCCGATTTGCTCATCGTGTCGGCGCGGGTGATCTACCGTCTAATTGAGTCTGGAGAGCTCGCCGGCCGCAAGGTCGGCAACAAGTACAGAACGACCGAGGCGGCGTGTATTGCATATTTGAAAACCCCGCGCGATCCTGTCATCGCGAACGCGGGTGAACATAAAGGAGAAGTTTTATGTCAATCACCCTCAGGGGCGGCGTGTGGCACTGTCATTTCTTTACGCCGTCAGGAAAAAGAGTTAGGCGATCTCTTGTCACGGGGGACAAAAAGCAGGCTCAGGAGCTCCACGACAAGCTGAAGGCAGAAGCGTGGCGGGTTGACCAGATCGGCGACCTGCCCGTCAGAACCTTCGAAGAGTGCTGCATCCGGTGGCTGCGGGAAAAGGACCATAAGCGATCGCTGGATGATGACAAAACCAAAATTGAGTTTTGGCTGCAGCATTTTTCCGGCCGTGATGTCTCGAAGATAACGGCGGAGGAAGTTCACGAAGCCGTTAACGGGATGATCAACCGTAAGCACCTGCAGGTGTGGGAGAGTAAGCGTGATGCCGCGATGAGGAAGGGAAAGCCGGTTCCGGAGTACAAACCACGGCAGGTTTCACAGGCAACTAAGGCGCAACACCTTTCCTTCATTCGATCCCTTCTCAGGGCCGCGGCGAATGACTGGGGCTGGATAAAAACAGCTCCTGTTATCAAAACCCGTAAGCCGATCAGTAAGCGGATACGGTGGCTGACCAGAGAAGAGGCTGAGCGATTGATCGAGTGCATGCCGGAGAGCATTAAGCCAGTGGTGATATTTGCACTGGCAACCGGCCTGCGCCGCTCAAATATCATCGGGCTTGAGTGGCAGCAGGTCGATATGCAGAGAAAGGTTGCATGGGTAAATCCGGAGAACGCAAAAGCGGGAAAGGCGATTGGCGTAGCTCTGAATGATACCGCATGCAGGGTATTAAGGGATCAGATAGGGAAGCACTCCCGGTGGGTGTTCGTTCACACCACGGCTAAACATCGCCCTGATGGAACACTAACGCCCGCGGTTAGAAAAATGCGGGTGGATGACAATAACGCCTGGCGCGCCGGGTTGAAAAAAGCGGGGATCGAGGATTTCCGTTTTCACGACCTCCGGCACACCTGGGCGAGCTGGCTGATCCAGTCCGGCGTCCCGCTTTCTGTTTTACAGGAAATGGGAGGATGGGAGAGCATCGAGATGGTGCGCCGTTATGCTCACCTGGCGCCGAACCACCTGACCGAACACGCGCGGAAAATTGACGCCATTTTTGGCGCTAGCGACACAAATACGACACAAGGAGGAAATCAGGCTGGCTTGAAACTTGCGTAA